GTCGATGGAACTGGATATGTTACTTGGGAAGTAGCTGGATCACGGTTTGGTGCTTCTTTATAAGGGTTTAGAAAATTGATCCGATTTCAATCCTCTTTGCCGCCAACGCCTGTGTTGCCGCCATCAAGGAAGGATGCGAACTCTACAAACAGGCCAAGACCTCGTTCATGGAGGTCAAGTCCACTGTTGAAGAAGCTGTTGGTGCGGTACAAGAAGTTCAAGGCTTCCTTGGTTCAATTGGAACATTCTTTGGAAAGCTTTTTCAAGCTCCAAGCGGAAATGAACCGAATACTCAAAGAAAGCCAGCCCAAGTCAAGCCTGTGGCGAAAAAGAAGGAAAAGTATGTTGCCGTCGACGAAACAAAAGTCATGGCAGATGTCGTCAGCCACCTCACGGAGTTCTTCAGACTCCAAGAACAGTTAGCAGCGCACATCAGAGAGGAAGAAGAAAAGAGCAAGAACGTCTACGACCCTGATGCCAACTTGATGGAAGCCGCTTTGAAACGTGTCATGGCGCTGGATCAAATGGCAGCATTGGAAGTGACGATCAGGGAAACGATGGTCTACCAGTCTCCACCCGAAATGGGAGCTATGTATTCCAAAGTGTTTGAAATGCGGGATGTCATCAAGGAGGAACAGGAAGGCGCAAGACTGAAGGAAGAAGCAAAGGAAAGGTACAAGGCATGGCAACGGGCGGAGGCAAAAAGAAACTTCCAAGCAAAGTCAGCGTATCTAATAGTGACTTCTATATTCCTCCTGTACCTGTGGCTGTGGCTCCTGTTCGTCAATCAGTTGAGGAAGACATAGTGGGTTGGGTAGCAGCTTTGGTTCTTGTGGCGTTGATGCTTCCCCTGCTGGGAATGTTGTACTTGGATATTCTTGAAACAAAACACGAAGCCAAAGCAAAAGTTGAAAAAATGGAAAAATTGATACAGAAAATTGAACAGAAGGAAAGGGAAAAAGATAAATGAACATTTACTGTATTTGGGGTCTGTCCGTCCTTTTGGTTCTACTGACGGGTTGTGAAGACCGCTATCGCTATCCATGCCAAGACCCAAAGAACTGGTCAAATGCTGAATGCAAACCACCAATCTGTACAGCTACTGGTACATGCCCTGAGCAACTTACAACCATTGAGAAGGAGAAAAAATAATGCCTACTGTTGGATTTAAAACAAACAACCGCCTGACCGCAGAAGAAATTGAAGTCCGTGTTTGGGCTTTTGTGATTGTGGTTCTGGTCAGCATTCTGCTTGGCGCTATGGCCATGTTCTTGTACTCGGTAACTTGGGTTACTCAACCCATGTCTGGCATGGCTCCTATCGACAAGGTTTATACAAGCCAGATTTCTACCATCATGGTGTTCATCACTGGCGTACTTGGCGGTGTTGCTGGTCGTTCAGGAATCAAAGCTGTAGCCAACGCTGTTGCAAAAGCTGAAGCCAACGATAACGACGAACCTCCTGCACCATGAGCTTGTTCAATCCTTACGTCCTACTTGGCATCGTCTTGGCGGTGCTGAGTAGCTTTGGCGGTGGTTATTACAAAGGCAAGCATGATGAGAATACTCGTCAGCAGTTGGAGATTGCCAGACTCAATGAAGAAGCTCGTCAAAAAGAACAAGCCTTGGCTTCCGCTGTTAACACCACTGCAAATTCATTAAGGGTTTCAAATGAAAAAGCAAAATCAATTTCAAAAGAGCGTGATGCTGCTATTGCCTCTGGCGCTCTCAAGTTGCGGATTCCTGTCCAAGCCCCCGTCTGCCCCGTATCAACCACCGCAGATGCCCCCGCTCCCATCGGAAATAGCGTTCAAGCAACAGCCGAACTTGACAGAGAGACTGCTAAAAATCTTGTCGCCATCACAGACGACGGAGACAAAGCCATCAGACAATTGAACGCATGTATAGATGCGTACAACACAGCTTTTCAAACCATAAATCAAAGGAGTAAATGATGCAGTTAACCGCCAACTTCAGCCTGCATGAGATGTGCAAATCAGAAACCGCCATGCGTATGGGTTTTGACAACACTCCCGGTGACACTGAAACAGAAAACCTGCGTTTGTTGGCTGAGAAAGTTCTTCAGCCTGTACGTGATCATTACGGCAAGGGCGTCAAAGTCAATTCTGCCTATCGTAGCCCTGAGTCAAACGCTGCTGTGGGCGGTTCAAAAACCTCTGACCATTGCAAAGGTATGGCCGCCGACATCGAAATTCCCGGTGTCGCCAACGCTGATTTGGCCCAGTGGATCATGGATAACTTGGAGTACACCCAGTTGATTCTTGAGTTTTATACCCCCGGTATCCCTGACAGTGGCTGGGTGCATGTTTCGTATGACCCCAACAACTTGAAAAAACAAGAGTTGACGGCAACCAAAGTCGCTGGTAAAACGACTTACCTACCTGGCCTTGTGGCTTAATAAGCCATACAATAAAGGTGTGTATAACCTAGGAGAACACAATGGCAATTAGTTTTGAACAATTCATGGAAGCAACCGGCGCAGAAATTTGTGCTGGCAACATCATCGTAGGTATCATGGGCGACCGCCGTAAGGTTGGCGAATTAGGTACTGACGGTGTCTTCAGCTTGACCGATGAGGGTAAAGCTATGGCTGACGAAATCCAAGAAAGTCCCGTCAAAAAAACCCGCAAAAAAGCTGACGCTGCTGTAGAAATTGCAGACGTTCCTGTATTTTCTGACACTGTCGAAATCAAGTAATACGTGAAGGGGCGGCCATGCCTGGAATTAAGTTAGAACAGTTCTCAGGGATTGCCCCCCGTATCGGCCCAACTGAGCTTGCACCTAATCAAGCTCAGACGGCATCAAATGTTAAGCTTCAGTCGGGCGAGCTTCGGCCTTGGCGAAAGCCTGTCGTATCCTACACTCTTGGACAATCAGGGGTCAAGACTATTTATCAGTTGGAAAAAACAACATCTGGTGAAAAAGTTTGGCTTGAGTGGACAACTGAAGTTGATGTTGTTCCCAGTCCTGTGGTGGATACCACAGACTTCCGTATTTATTACACAGACGGTGTTGGGCCAAAGAAAACAAATTGGGACTTGGCTACTACCAACAGTACAGGTTCAAAACCTTACCCAGATAATTACTACCAGCTGGGTGTTCCAAACCCCACAACGGCTCCAACCCTCACAAAAGTTGGTGGCTCAGGAACAGTTCATGAAGATCGTGCATACGTATATACATATATCAGCACTTTTGGGTCAGTGCTTGAAGAATCAGGCCCAAGTCCTGCTGCGTCAATTGCAACTGTTGAGCCAAATGCCTCAGTTACAGTCAGTGCTTTTGCCACTGCACCAACAACAGCTGCCAAATACAACATCACAGCCATTCGAATTTATCGTGCCGTAACTGGAACAACATCTGTTACGTATTTGTACGTGGGTACTGTTTCGGTTAACCCAGCAACAGGCGCAGCCAGCGGGTCTTTTTCTGACAATATAGCCGCTGCCAACCTTGGAACGGCACTTCCATCCCTCTACTACCTACCTCCTCCAGATACCCTCAAGGGCTTGATTGCCATGCCAAACGGCATTGTGGCGGGGTTTGTAGATAACCAAGTCTGGTTCTGTGAGCCATATCTTCCTCATGCGTGGCCTTCAGGCTACATGATGACTGTGGGATACCCAATTGTTGGTATGGGTGTGTATGGTCAGACTCTTGTTGTGTGTACAACATACTCAACATACCTTATCTCAGGTTCAGTTCCCGGTGCAATGACACAGGAAAAACTCAGTATTTTTGAACCATGCGTAGCTAAGAAGTCAATTGCCAGCGATCAATATGGCGTGGTGTACGCCAGCCCAAATGGACTTGTAGGGATTTCTCCGGGTAATGCTGACGTAGTTACACGGGCTTTGTTTACTCGAGATGAGTGGCAACAATACCTTCCAACAACTATGGTGGGTGCAATATACCAAAACATGTATATTGCTTTTTATGAAGTGGGTAATACTAAAGCCGCACTTGTAATTACCCGTGCGGATACCCCGCCGCTGATTACTTTGGATGTTCAAGCTTCTGCTATCTTCATCGAACGTACTACGGCAAACGTATATGCAGTTAACTCAACAGACAACAAAATCTACCAGCTTGATGCAGATACCGTAAATAATCTGTTCTTCGAGTGGAAGTCTAAAAAGTTTGTAATGCCTGAACCTACCAATTTTGGAGTTCTAAAACTGCAAGCTGACTGGGCATATATCGCTGATACCACGGGCTATAACGAATATGTAGCTGCAATTGTTGCGGCCAATCAAGCAATATGGACTTCAGGAACTCCACTTAAAAGTCAGATTGCACGTCAGGTTGTCAACACAATATCGGTAAACGGCAGCATCATGACCGATATCCCAACAGCCGCCGAAGTGCGAAATGTGCAGGTTATCGTAAACGCCGACAATGCACAGGTGTTTGCTCAAGGTATCACCGACCAAGAACCAGTACGGATGCCAGCTGAAAACAAGAACTACATATACGAAATCAAGCTGACAGGAAATGCGCCCATCCGCCAGTTCCGTATGGCCACTTCTATTGGCGAACTCAAACAATCATGAGAAAACCAGCCATCCCCGGAACAGCCAGTCTGCCATCGCAACTGGCTCAAATTATTGAGCCAATCAAAGCCAATGTGGAATTGATTACGGGGGCACGGCCAGGGTCGGTTTCTCTGACACCCTTGGGTACGGATGCCTCGTTATCAGATGTGATCACCAAAGTCAATCAAATACTTTCCAGAATCAACCAAAGTGGGTAAGATACGCCCCTATGAAATCAGTCATCTATGGCCAGGATCAACGTGTATTGA